TATTCATTCCAAACCTCACAAGTGTCCTTCTAACGATACCTGATGAAAAATAGTTATTGACAAGTCACCCCAAAGTCGATATAATTCTTTAGATAAAAATTGAGGAACTAATGGAAAATGCCTAAGTTAAAACGCGATGTTGTAAAGTATGTACGAGACAAGGCAAAATCCAAGTATGAGAAAGGGAACGCTTGCGAGATTTGTGATGAGACAGAGCAGCTTGACTTTCACCACTTTTACAGTTTAACACCATTGTTAAATCAATGGTTAACAAAGAACAAACACAATCCCGAGTATATACAAGCACTTCGGGATGACTTTATAGAAGAGCATCATGCTGAGCTGTATGACTACACTGTAACACTATGTCATACTCATCATTTAAAACTTCACTCAATTTATGGTAAAGACCCTGGATTAGGCACTGCAAAAAAACAAATGCGCTGGGTAGAGATTCAAAGAGAAAAACATGGCTTGGTATAATAATATTTTTGGTACAAAACCTGAGGACACTGAAGAGAAGCTAAATCCTGCACAGTATCATATGGGCAGTGATATTAATTCTTCCAGAGAACCTAGTTTTAGTTATGAAAAAGCATATGAAGACTTAGAAATCGTTAATCGCGGCGTAAATATGATCGTTGACGACGTAGCTGAGATTCATACTTTAGTTTCTAGAGAAAACTCTTTCAAGGGGCAGGTTCCCGGTATTAAAAGAGCTAAAGTAGATACTCTTCTTAATAAGTCTCCAAATCCTTACCAAGATATTAACAGTTTTAAGCGTAACCTTATTACTGATCTTTTAATTGACGGTAATATCTTTATATACTTTGATGGAGCACATCTCTATCATCTACCTGCCACTGACGTGCGTATACACTCTGACAGAGAAACTTATATTGAAAAGTTCACAATGCATGACATTACTTTTAGACCGAATGAAATCATTCATATTAAAGAAAACTCTTTTCATTCAATCTATCGAGGTGTTCCTCGTCTAAAACCTGCATTGCGTACTATGATTCTTATGAAGAATATGCGAGCTTTTCAGGATAACTTCTTTAAGAACGGAGCTGTACCCGGATTGGTACTAAAGTCACCTAATACGCTTTCCGAGAAAATCAAAGAACGAATGATGGTTTCTTGGCAAGCACGCTACCGTCCGGATGCAGGTGGTCGACGACCTCTTATCTTAGACGGTGGAATTGAAGTAGATTCTATATCTAATGTGAATTTTAAAGAATTAGATTTTCAAAGTGCTATTTCAGAAAATGAAAAGATTATTTTAAAGGCGTTAGGAATACCTCCTATTATGATGGATTCTGGTAACAACGCCAACATTCGCCCAAATATGCGACTATATTATTTGGAGACTATACTTCCTATAGTTCGAAAAATTAATTATGGACTAGAAAGATTTTTTGGTTTTGAGCTAAGTGAGGACATTACTAATATCCCCGCTTTGCAACCTGAGTTACGAGACTCATCTGCGTATTATACTTCACTAGTAAATGGTGGTATTATCACAGCCGCAGAGGCAAGAGAACGACTAGGTTTCGAAGCTATTGAAGGCACAGAAGAAATAAGAGTTCCTGCAAACATCGCAGGTTCAGCAGCAAACCCAGACGAGGGCGGACGCCCCGTCGAAGAACCGGAGGAATAATGGGAAGTTTAAGACAAAGAGGCAAAGTCCTCGAAGCAGTATCAATGGTAATGCTAGAAGAAGGTAAGATACTTACTAAGCGTGAATATGAGCATATTGAAACACGCACACCTATCCGAGCAGGACTTGTACTGAATTTTTTTGGAAGTTGGAGCCGTATGTTAGGTATTATGGAGAACACTCTTCCAGAAGTGTGGGCAGAAATTAAGAAGAAGGAAAATCCTCCTCCTAAACCAAAACCTGCTCCACCAAAAGTACCTACGCCAGCACCTAAGGCTACGGTCAAGCCTGCTGTTAAACCAGCAGTAAAAGAGGATAAAGATGATGAATAAAATCTTTAATCTGACGTCTACTTTCAAGACTCATGAACAGGACGATGGTTCTGTCATGATTCGTGGGATGGCAAGCACGGCTGACTTTGATCGCGCGGGTGATTCCATCTCAGCAGAAGCATGGCAGAAAGGTGGACTACAGAACTTTGAAAAAAATCCAATTATCTTATTTAATCATGATTATGATAAGCCAATTGGTAGAGCCACAGGTCTGAAAGCAGGACCAAATGGCTTGGAGTTAGAATGTAAGATTAGCAAGTCAGCGCCTGCTAATGTTGCAGAACTAGTTAAAGACGGTGTTCTTGGGGCCTTTTCCGTAGGTTTCCGAGTCAAGGATGCTGATTACATTAAGGAAACCGACGGATTAATGATTAAGGACGCTGAGTTGTTTGAGGTATCGGTAGTATCTGTGCCATGCAATCAATCAGCTACTTTTTCGCTCGCGAAGTCTTTTGACTCATCTGATGAGTACGAAGAGTTCAAAAAAACTTTCACAAATCGTGTAGATCTAGCAGGTCAGTCTCTGGCTAAGGAAGAAGTTAAGACTTCGGGAATAGCTAGTGACAACACACCTCAAAGCGCGGATATTCAATCCGCAGATCAGGAGATCAAGATGGAAAATCAAAACATCGACTTGGAAGCTTTTGCAAAGAAGGTAGCTGAAGATACAGCTGCTAAGATTGCTATGAAGCAAGCCGAGCAAAAAGCAGCTGATGAAGCAGACGCCAAAGCACAAGCTGAAGCAGACGTTGAAAAAGCACAGGCTGTTGAAGCCGAAGAAATCCGCGTTAAAACTGGCGTACAAACTGGCGTTGAAGCCCTTATGGCAGACGTTGAAGCTAAGCTAGCTGAAAAAGACGCAAAAATTGACGAAGTACTCAAGCAGTATAAGTCTGAACTCGAAGAGAAATCAGCAGAGATCGATGCTATGAAAAATAGCAAGAAGTCTTTCACTGACCGCTCTTCTAAAGGTGATGTATCTAAGTGGGGACAAGAGTTCCTTAAAGCTCACTTGTTGGGTGTTATGACTCGTAAGGGTATGAACACTGAATTTGGTATCGATCTTCAGGAGAAGGCAGGTATTGATTACACTACTAACGCAGCTGATATTGATCAGGAAGTTTCTAGTCTCATCGAGAAAGAAATCATGAATGAGTTGAAAGTAGCTCGTTTGTTCCGTGAAATCCCTGTAAATGGTGCAGCAACTGTACTTCCTATCCAGCCTGACGTTGACGCGGCTGCATGGGCAATCAATGCTACCTCTGGTAACTTGCAGAATCAAGGCAACTCTGGCGGCAACGCTAATAAGTTCCAGCCTAAGCAAGTAATCCTGAACGCTTATCGCTTGATTTCAAGCTCGTTCATGGACAACGATGTAGACGAGCAAGTTCTTATTAACTTGATGCCTATGATTGTTGAATCAGTAGCTCGCGCTCACGCAAAAGCTGTTGAATCTGTTGTTCTTAACGGTAACGGCACTATCGTCGGTCTTGACGGTGTTGCAGCTGCTCATGGCACAACTCTTGACATCTCTGATGGAACCAAGATGACTTCAGCTCTCTTGCTTGCAGCACGTCAAGGAATGGGCAAGTATGGCTTGAACCCAAGTGATTTGGCATACATCGTAAGCCAGAACATGTACTACGACTTGCTCGAAGATGCTAGCTTCCAGACTCTGGACGAAGTAGGATCTGATCTTGCAGCTCGTGTAACGGGTACTATCGGAGCCGTTTATGGTACTCCAGTAGTAGTATCTGATCAGTTCCCTGCAGAAGCAGCAGGTATCCCAGCAGCATTCGCATGTTACACTCGTAACTACGTAATGCCTCGTCTTCGCGGTGTAACCGTTGAGCAGGATTACGAAGTAATGAACCAGCGTCGCGTTATCGTTGCTAGTCAGTCTCTCGGTTTCGAAGAAATCGTTGCAGGTGCCGGTGTAGACCAGCCTTGTGTTAAGATTGATCTTGTAGCTTAATACTGAAAAAGTATAGAAACGAGGGGGAGTTTATCTCCCCTAAGTTTTTACTAATGGACTTATA